TTTCATTCGCCACTGGCGATAACGAGACCACCGGCAACGTGAAGATTGGCGCTCGTTTCTGATCGCTGCTAGAACCTAACTGTCTCCTCACACAGACAGCAAGGGGCTCCCGAAAGGGGGCCTTTTGTTCATTTATGACAAAACTCTTTTGTGGCGATTGCCTGCAAGTGCTGAAAACGCTTGAAGCCGAAAGCGTTGATTCAGTCGTTACGGACCCGCCTTATGGTCTCAGCTTTATGGATCGCAAGTGGGACTACGAGGTGCCCAGTGTTGAGATCTGGGAGCAATGCCTGCGTGTTCTAAAGCCTGGGGGTCACCTCTTGGCTTTTGCCGGTGCTCGCACGCAACATCGCATGTGCGTGAATATTGAGGATGCAGGCTTCGAGATCAGGGACATGATTGCTTGGGTCTATGGAACGGGGTTCCCTAAGTCGATGAACGTGAGCAAAGCGATTGATGGGCAACTCCTTAACGGAAGATCTGACAGTCTTTCGATTAAGAAAGTGAATGAAGAACGCCCTGGAGAAGCTGTGGTCAGGTCAAACACTGTCAATGGCCATCGTGGTTTCGTTGGTGCCGATAATGCAGGGCAAAGCGTCAAAAGAGATCAGCCCGCTACACCTGAAGCTCAACAGTGGGATGGTTGGGGCACTGCACTAAAGCCAGCATTAGAGCCCATCACCGTGGCGCGTAAGCCGTTCAAGGGCACCGTGGCGAACAATGTGTTGGAGCACGGCACTGGTGCGATCAACATCGACGGTTGCAGAGTTGGTGATGACATTGGCCGCTGGCCTGCAAACCTGATCCACGACGGCAGCGATGGGCCTTGTGAGCTGTTGGGTGATGCTGCTCGATTTTTCTATTGCGCTAAGGCAAACAAGAAAGATCG